GGTCTCGGCGGCAAGTGGTTTTTCTAGTAATTTGCGAAAAAATGACTTCAGTAGCCTTGACAAAAAATTTCACTATATCAAAAATATTTAAGTGGCCGAAATTATTTTACATTCCGACCAAATAAATTTCCACATAAAAATAAATTAATTTCACATAAAAATATTTAGTTATTACATAAAAAATATTATTTATATCCAATAAAATTAATTATTTAGCGTGATCGAGAAATTTAATAAATGAAGATAATTCGGTATTATCAAACCGTTCTTCACAATACTTCGAAATTCTTGAAGATAAATCCTCTTCAATTTCCTTCTCCGTTAATCCGTAGCAAGCCCCTGGAATTGTTCGAGGTAATGACATTAGATCCTTCTTAAACATCACCATCTGATTAGCTAGGAACCCCTTTAGATCCTCTACCTCCACCAGCTTACGCTTCTCTATCGCTACTTCAGTTTCTGCCAAATCAGCACGTGCTTTCTCCAATAACGCCTTATTCTGTTGAATCTCATCAGTAGTTACCTCATTTAATGAAGTACCTCCCTGAAATACATCTCGCTCAAGAGCAGCCTTAAGTACAGACTTGATATTATACTTACCGTGACCAGTCTTTTTGACTAATCCTTTCCTAACCCAGTCAGTAAGAGCTCTCTCAGATATCGACGCTAGATACGTTACTAACTTAGCTGGACAGGTAGTCCACGTTGTCCCGGACGTAGGTCCACGCTTTGTCTGCTTCTTCGCGGTATCTTTCTTCCCTCTTGGCATTGTATATCTCCTTCGCTGCTGTAAAGAAAACTTCCAGAATCATATCAGCATTTGCAAAGATCCAGTCAGTCATCAGGCCACTATGTGATAGACCCTCAACATAACTATTAACTCTATCAGCAAATCCACGTAACTCTTTAACCCGTAGCCTACTCTTCTTTTTTGTCTTCACTATCTTCACTATCATCTCCTAGTTTTGAATAGTTGATCAAAATCTTCCTGATATATTCGTCAGTCTTCATCATTATCTCAGCTTCGTCCTTACCTGCTACCTTTTTTGCGATCATCTTAGGTAGTTTCTTACTGATCTCTTCGAAGACCTCCTGCAGCTCATAAAGAGCAAGTTCTGCAGCATCAATAGATATGAGTCCATCCATCAGTCTTTTAAGTCTAATCTGATACTTCTGGGCTCTTGCTTTCTCATACCTTGCTTTATGCGCAGTTACATCCAGATCAACGCCAGTATCCCCCTTACCTAAGGATGGTCTGTACACATTGTCCCTGTACCACAAGAAGAATTTCCTGGCATCATAATTATCGTCGCTGGTCCGACAAGCAAGTAGTCCCTCGCCCAACCAGCGTTTGATATCGGCTGTACTGGCACCTGTAGCATACCTGATCTCCCTTTCGGTCAACTCGGTTTTGGTTGCCATATGTTCTATCCTCTTAATTGATTAAGTGCTATCTCTAAGTCCTTATCCAATATATCTTTTGCATCTATTTCATAACCAGCTAAACTTACTGTATCTGTACGTCTGTCTATGTATATAATCAGCTTACGCATGGTTACACCCTGTAGTCCATCGATTAGTAAATATACTACGATATCCGTGGTTGTCTCTCGCTCAATTACACATCTATCATAATCAAATAGAATTGATTTAAATCTAGCCATATTCTCAATGACCAATGAAAATACTACCCCATCGTGGACAGGTCCTGAATCTACTTCCATTGATCTACTGATTACCATTCTAACATCCTTTGTTTCCCCTGGTACTACCTGTTTTAGGGTATTAAAAGATATTCGAATATTCCTAAATCTATTCCGTCTAATTGGATCCCCACTGACATTAGGGTAGTTATATTTAATCGTCTCAACCTCAGGAGCAGCCCCTTCTCCGTAATTAAGACGGAGATAGAGGCTTCCTAATATCATAAGTGCACCACATAGAACTGTAAGAAAGTAAGTAACGTTTTTGGCTATGCTATTCGTATCTTGAGCCACGTTACTACCTCTACTTGTTAATCCTCGATATACGTTCATCTACTCGGATCAACAATTCTGTATTTGAGTTAATCATCCCTCTTATATCTTTCATATCGTTTCGGACATCTTTAACTTCACTCTTCAACTCATCAAATGTCTTCAGGTGTTCTTTGAACATTTCCTTATCTAGTTTCTTATTATCCAGATCATCAAGTTTAGTATTTTGCATCTTGATCAGATAGAGAAAGATACCAGAACATCCTAACAACATCCCCAGCGAGGAGAGAATTTCAACCATATTTGCTCCCATCTGTCTCTCCTTACGGTGCTGAGTACCAGGTTATTTCTGCAGTAAAATTCAGAGTAGTAAAAGCAGGAAAAGACGCGCTACTGATGAGATCAAGCTGAGGAAACATAGGAGCATCAAAGGGTACACCAGCAGAAGCTAGATCAACAGAGTAAAGTCCTTTGTCCATTGGGATCCAGAGATGAGATAAGCCATCTGGCACAGTTCCTACTGTCATCGTAGGTCCAAGATAATCAGATGCTATTGTATATGTCGCATAGTTTCCGGTAGTTGCTTCTATATACTCATACGTACCGGCCTTAATTCGCATCCTAAGTTGCATCCCCGATAAATTAGAAGAAGATATACTCAATCCGGTCATCCGAACCTTACAGAATACCCTACCAACAGAATCCCCAGAGAAATATGTGACAGAATCAAATGTTTCAACCACAGAAGGATTAGTCCACTGTCCTCCATCAACTGATGTATGCCAGCTATCGTCAGCACTAATAGCCGGAGAGTTAATCCCATCATGCGTATGGGCTACACCAGTAAAAGAGTACATTATCAGCCCAATATCGCCTGCTAATATACCATCGGATAACAGTGTAGTACCTGTGTACGTAATTGTAGCAGTACCTGTACTTAATGCTGTATTAACGTTAATATTATAGTTGAACCCAAGAGCGTTCCCGGTCTGCATCGATGTAATCAACAGAGCAAGCTCACCTGCTTCCCAGCCCTCATCTCCAGGATCAACTTTTGTAACGGTCATCTGGGTATCACTATCCACAGACACCACTTCGAACCTTAGTCCGGAATACTTGGTGTCCTTCATGTTAGATTCCAGGTTCTCTCTGATCTGGGACATCAGCTCTTCACTTATCGGTGAATTTGCATCAGTCTCAGTAGGTAGTATGAATCTAAAATCAGTATTAGGGTCTAAAAATCCCATATAAATCTCCTTATGGTGCTATCAGATATCCGGCTCCTATACGTCCCCAGAACTCCTGATCTACTGTTAGAGTCCCAGTATCATTGAAGGTAAATACATCGCCTTCCAATGGAGGATTAGATAGCCCGCTGATTGTTATTAGTAATCCATTAATAGTTGTTATTGTTAAGTTGTCTTCAAGTTTCTTCATATGGTAGTACGGACGTGTTTCCTCATTTCCCTTGAGTGTACTCGGATCATCTGTCCGTTCAAATTCAAATACAGGTCTCCAGTGTGTAACCCGATACCCTTCTCTGTAATTTCCAACATCCGCAACAGTGAATGCTTCATTATTTACTGGGGTATCTACTTCTAATATAGGACTAATACCAGCATATTTGAGATCTGCATACCCTGTCTGCAATAGCTCAAGCTTTACCTTCCCACGCTTCCAGTCAACGGTTCTTTTGATGACTTCCATCGGAATGTTTTCAAGATCAAAATTCCCGGTCCTTAGATTTGGTAGGAACTTATTAGATACAAGAATTATATCCCCGGTTTCGATCAGAAGGTATCTGTACATGAGATCAACAGACAACTTTACCGGAGGTTCTGCATACCTTGAGAAAATACGTTTAGCACTTTTCTCGATGAAGCCCTGTGTATCCATCAGTATGCCTCCAGTATCTGGATTGGTATCCCTAACGCCAAGACATTCGATCTCAAGCGTTCTATCACCCACACCTCTGGCATTAATTGACTCGGCATCTGCAAATACAGTTATATCTTCATACTTACCGTCATCATCATTGTAGTTATAGCTGAACTGTACCTCATTAATAAGATCACTCAGGTTACCATCATAATTTGGAACCTCAAGCATATCATTCTCATTAATAGAATACGGAACATATGGAGGAAGAGGCTGCCGGTAGATCTTGGCAGAGTATTTTCCGTCACCTGTCACTACTGGGTACATGTTTAACGGCTGATAGAATTGAGCCTTAAAGAAGTCATTAGCACTTTCACGAGAGGTCATCTCGAACCAAAATGTAACAGACGTTCCAGGATAATATGTATCTCGGATTTCTTCAAAAGCCTCTATATCTATCTTTGATATCGGCATATTCAACCCATACCCTAAAGGGAAAATGTCGTATACACCTTTTGTACCATCCCCTGTGTTACTTATCAGAAGGGACAGAATCAAGTTTATAGGGTTACCTGTGATAACATTTACGTTGTCATCACTAGCATCCCTAAATATATTCTTGTTCAGATCACGTATTGCATCAGAAACCTTGATAGTCCATATACCTTTCTTGGTATATTTATAGTCAGTAACTTCTCCTGTGAACACTGTTATCATATCATGGATATCCATACCGACATACCCAGCATTAACAATGCAGGTTTTCTTCTGGAGACGACCAGTAGCATTATGGATCATCTGTGTGATCTCATCATCTGTGTCAACCATATCAATGCTTAGTGTTGCCGAAGAAGTATTTCCTTCATCTGGAGTGATACTATATCCACCACCAGAAATATAAGACACGTACGGTTTATATGTTCTGTTCGTGAATACACTGTCTGCTGGCTGATACGTGCAGAAATCCTCATAGAAATCCAATACGAACGTATCGTCTATATCCACTGTATCCATAGGAAGACTCTGAATAAAAGTAACTGTATCTGCCGTATTACCATCCACTTCTCTGGTAACCTGTTCCCCACGTCTTGTAGTGATAACGCAGGTGTACCCAGCGAGCTCATCAACAGTCCATGCAGGTTGATCAACAGATATTGCCCTTTTTATCCATAGTGGAAATGAAATATTTAGATCTGTTACTGTGTACTCTTCAGTTCCTGCGATTGTCTGAAAGGACACGGTATACATCGGAGTCTTGTAAGCAAGCTCGTTTGCGGCCTCATAGGCAGGAGAAGGATTAATTGCCATTATCGCACCTCAACACAGTTAAAGGTATGATTCCAATAATCCCCATCTCTATCAGGATCAAATTTTTCATCGATGAGATACAGTGCAGGAAAATCATAGTACCAGAATATACTAGTTCCATCGTCATAGTCATGCGTGATAGGATCTACTAATGTAATAGTCGTATCAGCAATCGCTTCAACCTCACAGACATCCCATGTCAGTCCTTCCGTGTCCCTAAGAATAATAAAGTCACCAACTTCAAACCCAGTTACAGTAGCGGATGCAATAAGACTGTTATCACCTGTACTTACAGCACCATTGAGAGTCTCTGATCCTTTAGCTGGATTCTTTGTGAAAGAAAACGGCTGTCCCTGCTGAGCGAAAGACATGAAAGTCTCAAGCTTATGAAATGCCGCCTCCTTGAAATATGCTTCAAATGTGATAAAACGCAGAGTATTCTGTACCACATTCTCATACTTACCGGTGGAGGACACGTTACGATTGATTTCAGTTCTCCATTCAATCCGTACACCATCATCGCCCGGGAGTAGGTCAATTGTTCGGGCTGATGCAGCAGCATCGTGATACCCGATCCTATAGTTTACCATTTAACGCCCTCCTCTGTTACTGAAAGTAGGCATCTTGCCCAACGCTCTCTGTTTATTTGATTCAAGCTTCTGTTGGCGCTTAAGTTGTTCCATGCGCTCAGCTTCTTGATGGTATTTTAGCAAAAGGGAATAGTTCAGGACACGCTTGTCAATTGAGGTGAGCTCTGCCCACTCAATAGGGGATATAGAGTACTCACTCATGATACTGACTTCGTTGAAAGTCCCAGTATTCCCGGTATCCTTGTTCTTCTTAGCTTTGGATACCATCTTTCTTTTTATCGCTTTTGTAATTCCAACCGACCGTTCGATATATTCATCGAGTTCTTGGGAATGCTGAAATCCAAGTTTAACTATTGCATCAAAGATAATCTGTATCTGAGCTATTGTTAACCCGTTCGCCAGTAGTACGGCTTTCTTTCCGTCGAAATCTTCTACAGGCGTACCGGTGATATCTTCAAATTCAATTGTAAGGCCTTTGATAACGATCTGCCAAAGGAAATCTTCATGGTATTGATTCAACTGCTGGATATACCCTTCATCCGCTTCATCCTGTACCAACTTGACTGTGTCTTCAGATAGACCTAGTTCTTTACCGGTCTCTGAATCAGCCTTGATCGTTAATGCCTTTTTAGGAGCAATAGGACGGTGATGTAGCATCTCATCCCGAAGTTCAAGTACTCCCTCAGATGTAATCGGGAGTTCTATAGGTGCACCGTTTACATTGACAGCCACAGTACCGGTGCAGGTAAGTTTTGTAGTGTCTGGTAGGAGTTTTGAAAGTCTCATAGTTCCCCCTAAATGAAAAAAGGCCCACCCGAAGGTAGGCCCTAAGATTAAGCCGTTACATCGGTACCAGCTGTGAAGTCATCCGCAGAACGTTCAATAGTTCCGTAACAACGTCCGGTAATAGAAATGGTAACAGCCTCTTCAGACTCAGCAAGAGACAGAGAAGCCATGTCAAAGTAAACTTCGTTGTAAGTCATTTTGAAGTTAACGGTAGATACGAGCGCCTTATACTCAATGTTACAGCATCTCTTTGTAGTATCTGCAAATGAAAGACCAGAACCCAGACGTGGATTGGTCCCTTTGGTTGTAACGATGGTGTTACTATTAACATCGGTACCTTCCAGCCAGTCCATGAAATACTCAAACTTATCTCCATCATTAACCATGATAGAGAAAGATATATCTACAGGTTCCATGACTGGTGAATCGTTTCCGGTTACATAATGAGTACAGGCACCAACGAGACCACGGTCAAGGATCAGTCTTTCTTCAAGAACAGGATCACCCATCGGACCAGTGAAGTCACCGTTGTCCAGGCACAGTTCCAGGTAGAAGGGAGTAGCGGTTCCATCATAGAGTCTGATCTTAGCATCTTTATTTTGATAAATTGACATATTTTATTCCTTTATATCCAATCTGTTCCACGCTGTACGGTGCCGTATACGCCCCCAGTCGCAGTAACGTTTATACTTTCTTCGCTTTCAGCCAAGATAATCTCATTCGGCGGAAAGTAAACTTCATTAAATTTCCAAACAATTGGAGTACCTAATCCATTATCTAGTTTGAACTGGATGTCTACTGTACGGTAGTTCTCCCATACTTCGAACGTATCTCCAATTCCGATGGTACTGTGGTCAATACCCTTAAAAGCCACTAGAGTATTACTATCTGGCTCGTTCCAATCAACTAAGAACTCCTGACCGGTGTATATGCCGGATGTAAACTTAGCAACACCATTAGCCAGATAATTCAGAAGGTATGATTCTGATATAAGAATATCGTTTGCAAATGCCGCGGTTACCGTACCGGTAGCATACGGAGTTTTTCCAATTTTTTCTGTGAACTCCGGATTAGGCGTACCAGGTTTATTTTCAGTTGTTCCTTTGGTTGAGTTACCATAACCAGCCCAAGTTTGAGCCGGACTGGCCCCGAAGTTATTCGCATTACGGCATATAAGCGCTTCGTAGACCAAGTCTCGTCCAGACCCCTGAGGATCACGATTACAGGTGGTGTCCATCATGAATGAGAAAGACAAACCAAATGGATCATAAATTACCATATCATTACCGGTAACATAATGAGAACATTCGTTCACCTTGCCGGTATCCAAAACAAGTCTTTCTTCAAGAGCAGGTCTACCGAGCTGGGAACTGAAATCCATATTTCTGAACCTGACTCTCAAATAGTTTGTGGTATCTTGATGATTATCTGTAATTCTCAGTACACCATCTTTTCCTTGAAAGATCATTAAAAGTCCTCACAATCAAAGTCTCTGCGGAGGTGTATTTTGGTGGAATATAGGTCCTGTTTAACTACACCCATTTCACCAAACCAATAGTCAACTCCGCGGATTGTAAATTTATCCCTCCACTGAGGGGTTGGTACATCAGCCTTCTTGAACCAGCAGTAGAACTCTGCGTTTTCTTCTCCACGGCCAACATACTGCTCCATATTAGAGAATGTGTCTATATCTCCTGAGAGATGACACGGAATGGTAACAGGCGAGCCCCCAATTGGAGTATAAACACAGTCTTCATGCCACGGCATTGGATCCTCGAATAGTAGGTCCATATCAGCCAATACTTGCTGTTTTAGGGTGGGCAGAGCCATATTTCCCCCTTTAATAAAAGGACCCTCCGAAGAGGGCCCTATATAACTTATCCAGTGATATTGTCGAACAGGATGATGTTATCAGAAGCAACGTCAGAAACGATAGTACCAGTTTCATCAACAGATGCAGTGAAGTTTTCACCAACATAATGGCGAACACGATATACGTCACCGCGAACAGCTTCTTCACGATACTGCTCAACAACAACGCCATTCGCATCCGGAGTCCACATAAAAGTGCTACCCAAGTTGGATTCTCTCATAGAATCAAGAGCAACGAGAGCTGCATATTCATTAGACCAGATGTCAGCGATAGTAGAGTCAAGACCAAAACCAGCAGTATCCTGCAGACCACCAGCAACGATAAGACGAGGTACACCAAGAGCCTGAGCAATCTGAGACGGAGTCAGGTTACGGATATCAAGAGCAGCTCCGAAGGTATATTTAATCTGATCAACGATCTGAGTACACTGAGTCAGGTTGTTGAATACTTCCCAGTTAACTACGAGGGCATCCGGAGTCCGACCTTTCTTAAGACGGAAGTTCTGGAGCTGAGCTTTAACGTCAGTGATCGGAGTAGCATTAGAGTAATCATTCCATTCGTTGGTAACAGAAACAGTACCAAAACGAGCGGCAGCAGTAGTGGAGAAGAACATATTAGCAATCCTTCTTTCCTGAGCTCTCATAAGGAAGGCAGCGGCTCTTTTGGCAGCAAGCATATCAGCCATGCCAGGAGCTTCCTGGTCGAACAGTTTTCTTTCAACGTCATCGATTACTTCTTCAACGCCGTACTCATAAGTCATGTAAGTACCACGTTCGTATTCGTAGTTAGTCCGAATGTAAGCAGACTTCGGAGCACGAGCGGGGTTAACATTTTTCATCAGTGCTTCTTTCGGGATAACCGGATAAACGCCGGCATTTTCGCCAACTTTACGGATCGGAAGAAGAGTAGTTCCAATGTAGCCCATTTCGCCAGCAGCTTCCAGCATTTCAATAACGGCTCCGCCAAGGTCAGGTCTACGAACAACAGTATTAAGTTTCGGTGAAGGCATAATAGTTTCCTTTCTGTGCGTATTTTACGCTAATTTATTGTGATTTAACTTTTCCAGGTGTGTTACCCTTCGGAATCAGTAAATCATTATTTTTAATTATATTTTATTTGTTTAATTACAAATCGTTAATATCGGTTTCATAGGTCATTTCCAGACCATAGAAAGAAGTTGTATTCGTTGTTCCATCTGATTCTATCCTCATGAAGACCATGAAAGATGATGGATCGAACGATAACTGTCCAGCGGTGAATGATACACCCGTATGCCATCCGGCGGATGATTGTCCACTTAAATAAATGATACTGTACGGTGTAACATCAAATGATGAAGCTGTTCCACGCGCTGTTACTCTATGATGAAAATGAGTAGATCCAGCGGTAGACTCCTGAGAGGCATATAATCTAAAAGATATAGCCCCAGCTGTATGAATCTTGTGACGAGGTCTGATATTCATGCTCATATAGTAGTCTCTGGTATCCAGGGAACCTGATGCAATATTCCTGATATAGGTTGCACCATAGTATCCACTACCTAAATCCTGCCTATAGAGTTTTCCAGCATCAGCACCTGTCGGGTCAGCATATTCACTGAGTATCGGAATCAGCCTACTAGACGCAGGACTACCGTTACCCCCACCAGCTGCTGACACTGCATCATCAAAATCAAACCACTCAATAATGGTTTTGGTATCCTGCAGGTCTGTCAGAGTAGATTCAATGGTTGTGATGTCCGATTCAATGGTATCGATAGATGTACCGACTTCTTGAAGAGCACCTTCAACATTATCAGATGTATAATGATCACCGGTATCCTCTATGGTTATATCTTCAGCCGGAAGTGTGTAAACCATATCTTTTGTCAGAGCAACGGTGACAACCTGACCAACGGTAGCAGAGTTTAAGGCTCTACCAACAATTGGAACCCTGACCTCATCATTTACTCTACCGGTCCCATCATACACATAGACACGACTTCCATGTGCGATAGTGCCAGCAGATTCGATTTCAAATGTTCCGTCATTATCAAAAGGTCTGACGGATATAAGTTCTCCGGCTTTCGCAGCTGTAAGAGTCACGCCAAACAGATGTTCAGAATCCTGATTGGCGAGCTCTACTTCAAACGGATCGGTAGAACTGTTACGAAGAACAACAATACGGTGTTTCGGCATATCTTCATAGGCCGTATAAGTTTTCGCACCAGTTGTATAAGGCATACTGTCTCCTTAAGGCTGATATCCGCCGCCATCATAAAGATAACGTCCAACAAATACCATTGCTTTAACAATTTTATTTGGAGCTGGTGCTTCATTCATCAACGGCGTTACGATAATTGCCGTAGGAATACGTCCAGTCCCAGTAGTTGTAGTAAAATATCCAGACGAATCTGTATAGACCCAATCACCAGTTCTAACGGGGTTTACATCTGCAAGGACTCGTGCCATAACGGTTCCGGAATAAGGCGGATATACAGGTACAATATCACCTTCTTTTCCACCTTCTAAAGTAATTCCAAACCAAGCTTTTACTTTATTCAAAGCTTTTTCTACCTTAGGGTACAAACCTGTATGGTTTTCTCCTGTAGCTCGGACCCTCATTCCGGAGTCAATATCTTCTGTCAGCTCAACGAATAGTGAGCCATACGGTTTATTCATAATTCTACCTCCCTATACTACGGAATAGTCAGGACCGACTCTAACGATTAAAACTTCGCAAATCTGTCCGGATACCGACTCAGGATGAATATCTTTACCAACATAGAACCCGAGCGCATTTGTACGGAATGCTCCAGGGATTGCAGATAATGAGTCTGCGGACTCTGCCGGCGGATAAAGTAAAGTACCTGGTGTTAGATTGCCTGTCCAGTTTACTTTAATTCCTAAAGTTCCAGCAAATGCCAGGCGAACTGTCATTAACTCTCCGCTTTTGGCATTTGTAATAGCAGCTCCATGTACAACTCTACCTTCGTTTCCTGAGGTAGGCGGCTTTGAAAAGCTTACACCTATATCAGTTGGGTTCGCTTCGCTGTTCTGGTAGAAGATATAAACAGCATCCCCAACTTCAAAATCAACTCTGGCTCTCCCTGTTATTGTTACTTCTCTTGTTGCATCCATTATTTATCTCCTTACTGTCTTTCAGACATGGATAACTGACGGATAATAAGTGCATGAATATACTTCTTCGTAGTATCTGCTGGTTCCCGTCTTTCCAGAGAATATCCCATCATATTCGCGCCAGTAGTTACCAAAGTAACATCTTCCCAGGTTGTTAAGGTAGTTTGTACAGTAATAGAGTTGACTCCATTTGCAGTTACAATACCGGATTTTCCGGCATTAGTCCCATCACGGAACCAGCATGTAAGGCCAACAAGTTCATCAACTACAAAGGTATCCTCAACATTGTTGAAAGTTACCTCCCCAGAACCGACAGTTACGGTTGTAGATGTGGAAGATATCTCATTCCTGCGAGTTCTAACAGTTCCAAGCGTATCCCTGCTAAGTTCTAACATCTTTCCGGCAGATATTGACCAATCATCAAGCGGATCAAATTCAACCATCAGTGTACCCTCAACCATCAATCTAACTGATACAGGAAATCCAGCATGAACGTTTTCCTGTGCCCAGCCGATAATTGGAAGGTTGATGTCCTCAAGCTCTCTTACTGTTCCATCTGACTGAAGTTGTAAAGCTCGTCCGGCATGGATATCTGCCGCAGCAATATAGCTTAAATTATGATTTCTATGTCCCATTTTCTCTCCTTATACGTAGTATGCTCTGGTAAAGATAATAGCACATCTGGTCTCTTCAGTATCAGAGGAGTCCCCTATCTGCATAACATACGCTATACTTCTACTGTACTGAGCGTCTGTATTATTTGAGAAAGACCCAGGACGAGATAGTCCGAGTGTTAATCTATCACCAGGTTCTACATTGATGTATGCATAAGCAGGAAGGATGCCACTGAATGGATTACGGACAGTTACTAATTCACCTGCCCGTGCCGCATTCATGCAGATTCCAAATACAATATCTGTTGCTGTATCTGTCATCTCAACGGCAGGAAGTCCATCTGTTGGATTTTCTTCTCGTACTATTTTAACAGCAGCATACAGATCGATATCTTCATTAGCTATACATGTCATTGAAATATTGTGAGTAGGCATTATGTACGTCCTCCTTTTAATACGAGTAGTTCACAAATCTGAGGTTCAGCATTAGGAGCGGGTGTACCGGTAATTTTAGACATGTTTACAGCTGTTCTCCTACCATACCCAGCTTCGTTGTCGTTACAAATTTCGAAGGTAATAGGAGAAGTCCAATCAACCAGATCGATAGTTTCAATCACAATTCGTGTAGCTGTGTTTGAGTGAACGATGAATCTTTCATCTGCGTGCTCACCACTAGTTATGATAAGCTCATGATGCTGCCACTCATTGGCGGTCCATCCAGCTGCGGCTACATCAAGATAAAGTTCGGAAGTTCCGTTGTCGCTTATCCCAGTAGTGGTGTACTCTGTGGTAGCCGGATCATTCAATACAAACTTAGCACCGTCCCAATATAACTCACTTCCAGCTTCCAAATCGATCTCAGTTTCAACCAATGCTGGCATTGTACCAGCAGCCCAACAGCGACAGGTAATCCTATCACCCACTGCGCCAGCCTGCATTGCTACTCCAATATAAGTTGTTCTCGCATTGTCATCATATACATCATTATCAGCAGTAGCAGGTTTTACAAGCGGAATCGGATTACCATCGACTCTACGTACGAAGTCTACAGCCGTACCTACATATACAGGAGCGGAAGTAACATCGGCAGTAAATTCCCAGTAGTCATGATCATAAAAAGTTGCCATGTCCTCACTCCTTATCTGTTAAGAATATTTTTCTGAGTAAAGACGTAAACTTCACAGCGATTTCCTTCTACTTTACCCGCTTCAAGGGCAAGTGCACAATACTGCTGTGCTGCAGGAACAAGATCACCGTTTTTAGTTAAACGTCCACTTTCATCATTCATCAGCCATAGAGGATCACCTACCCAAGTTGTCAGCTCAGCTGGATAACCTGGACCGAGTTCTACGTCTATGGTACCGTCAAACATAGTCCGAAGAGTTGCAATATCACCCTCTAATTGAGGTTTAATAGTCCATCCGATGATATCATCACCAGTTGAAGCAACTTTACCCTTCAGCATGCCCCAATCATCATGGCCGTCAGCAGCTACTGCAATGCCCTGATTCCACGACCCCGAAATTGGAGTCGTGTTCGGGCCAGCGCCAAGGGCTACGGTCAATTGTACATCACGTCTCGGCATAATTATCCCTCAATAAATTTAGCGTAAGCTTCCGGGTGGTTTTTCATCACGTGAGCCATAGCGTCCATGTGTGATTTACCTTCGGCTTTTGCAAGTTCGATAAGTTCAGTGTATCCAGGCTCAGCATCTTTCTTGTCTTCAATAACTTTTTCAACAACAGGAGCAGCAGCAGCCATTTCAGCAAGACCAACGTCTTTCTTGCTTTTCTCAGACTGCCAGAAGAATTTGTAAGCAGCTCCTTCATCCATACCATCAGTGATAGCTTTGTGAGCCAGCTCCAGAGGAGCACCAGCATCAAGGATACCAGCTACCCTTGCTCTTTCGGCGAGTATAGCAGCGTCCATGTCAGCAGCGCTAAATTTCTTCTCTTCCGTATCGTCTCCAGCCTTTTCTTCAACTTTCTCTTCTTTAACTTCTTCTTTAGATTCGTCAGCATGATCGTCTCCACATTCGCAAACGTCCTTACCGCATTCTTCACAAGCCTTTACTTCTTCTTCTTTGATTTCTTCTTTCTTGATATCTTCCATATCTATTTCCTTCGCAAAAGATCTTACGGATGTGTCAGTATCAACTCCCCATGAGCAGATAGAGACTTCACCCACATAACTTTTATCCCAAACCTGAACCCTATCGTTGATAGCGAACCCGTTGATAGACATTCCATCTTCTCCAGCTCTTACTGATTCAGGTGCAATCCCAACGGAACACTGGAGAGGTACTATCCCCTCTTCCAGGATGGCTTTTATCTCTTTACCATCTTTAGTAGCCTGGGAGAATTTACCTCTTACTACCAGACCTCGTTCATCTTTAGATACCTGACCATGACCAACAATCCGATCACGTTCGTGTTCTCGCAAAATGATTACCCCACCATCTTTGGCTTCGATACCATCAAGATCAAAGATAAAATTATGACCCATCTGAGACATAATCTTTCCGGTATAGCCTACCAGCTCGAAATCAAATTCTTTTTCAGCACCGTCGGTCTGGGCAAAGCACTTTACGTCCGCATTCAAGGTTGCATTCGACATTTTCTTTTTGTCCTTTCGATCATACATTGATCTACACACGGCATAAGCTTGTTTGCCATCCTTGGCAGTTCCGTCCTTAATTACGTACGGAATGCAACGGTCAATAAAATCTTTGCGTGTTTCATTCTTCTTCGGTGTCGGCATTCGAGTTACCTCCTGTTCCTGATCCTGGAGTTTTGCCTTTACTTAGAGTAGTAGATAACTCAAAACCTAATCCATATTCTTTTGACAGTTCATTCTCTCGTTTTCTCTGAGCGAATACATTCTTCCAATCTTTACCATCACCAGTAAGCTCATCAGCATACGATGACAGACCAGAATTAATCCTAAGGATAGCTGCCTGAGTCTCTTTAACCTCATCAATCTGACCAAACGGAGATCCATTCCATTTTGCTTTTGTGATCTGACTGAATTTACTATCGAACTGAGCCTGGGTAATTGGCAGCATACCTCTGTAGTAAGCTTCTTCAATAACCAGCTCGTATATCGGCTGACAGAATTTATCTGCGAACCATTTACGATAGTATTCAAACTGACGTCTTGCTTCCAAAAGAGCAGCCCGTGCGGAGCTATAGTTTGTCTTTGAGAAGTCTTTTACCAAGAGTTCATATGGAAGTCCGGTAGCCATTCCAACAATCTGCATAATTGATGATGTAAAAGCTCCAATTGAATCATTACGTTTAGGATCGACAACTTCAATGGTCTCACCTGGTTCCAAATAGTTAATAACACCAGGTTCTATATCCTGCTGTCTCTGACCATAGTAATCATAGTCATCAGCACCCATTGCCTGTGCCGCACTTACGGCATCATTCTTCTGAACAAATACTGCCAAGCATGCCGCAACACGAGCAGAGACAATCTCAGCTTCAAGGTATTCGTTGAAGTCCTGGAACTTAGACATAACCGGAGTAAGTTTAGGTAAACCCCTAGTCTGGTTCGGTCTAGCAGTTTCGAAAATATGTAAAACATTAGGTCTTCCCATCTCATCCCTAGCCTTAATAGCCTGTGGACGCATAGAGGTCGATAATCTTTCGGTTTTCTTGTACTTCTTCAGCCAATATGTTTTGGGAGCTCCATCTGTGTCAAACGTAATCCCGTTCAATGTCTTATCATTCGGTATCCAATTCGTATCCAATTCCTCTGACTCTAGCATCTGAAGACATCTGCCAAATTCCTTCCTAGGACCTTCGGCCCATGTTGGAAGAACAATAGCTTCTCCATCTACCATAATCTTCTGAAAGGCTAGTCTCTGATACTCGTTGAAGTTCAGTACCCGAGCTTTGTCAGCATTTTTAGACCATTCACAGAATACATCTTCACATGCATCCTGAATCTTGGCGGCTTTTTCTTCGGATACTCCGAGTTTCTTTGCACTGATGTCTGACTGAAGTTGTAACCCATATCCAATCACATTGGTGATCATGGTGTCAATTACTGCAAAAGCAACCGGGTCGTTTCTCATTAAGTCTCTGGACCGTACACGAAGAGCATACGCATCCCAAGAGTTAGCATCTGCCTTGTCCATAGAAGATGATACCCAGTCATTCGTAAGTCGGCTTAAATCAGCACCTGAGTAACGAGGAGCGTTACTGAACTTACGGACTTTCGATTCAACCGGGTTTCCGTTCATATCCAGTATCGTCATTACCTCACCCTCCTAAATCTCACTTTGTTCTGGAATCCACCAGTAGATCCTGCCTGTTCTAACTCATACTGATCAAGTAGCTGTCTTTCGTACTTGGTCAGAAAGTCAAGACGGGCTCTCATAACAGAACCAGCCTGTGTGGTCAATTCCTGGGAGGTGAGACATTCGGTAATGGCCTGCTGTACTTCTTCGATTCTTTCTACAAGAGTTTTAACTGCCATTTTGTTACCTCCTGTGCCACCCATCACTTATCCGGCGTCGTACCGGTTGGTTATAGGCTGGCGGTTTTTTATTTTGCTGTGCGAAATGGTTAAGTTCAGCCATTTGATCCTGTACTGTTTTTGACTTATTTAATGAGGCTCTCTTGTTTCCGAGTACCTTAAGTCCACCACCGAACTGAGGATCAATTAAAGCTAAGTTATACACGCAGGTATCGAGGTAATCGTTACGCTTCTTAACCTGCTTCCATTCCCATACATCTTTATCATTTAAAACTTTCTTTTCCGCTGTCAGGTGTGCAAACCATGTTTTATCGACATCCTTATTGAATACCAATCTATTCTGCTCACCTTCTTCTCTTGCAAATCTCCAGAATAATGTTTCCTTGAACTCCTCTGTGTTAAGTAAATAAAGAGCGAGTCCACCTGGCATTGCTTTACCATTTGGGAATTTGTCAAGCATGGACATCTGAACTCTACGTCCAGCCATCTTAACCGAATTACCCTTTACGGCAAATATCTTACCTCTACTATGTTCTCTGACAAACCTATATGCAGCATCTGTCATTGAGTACTCCATACCAGCTTCATTGGTAGACATTCCACCACCTGTATCTATTGAAGCACGCCAGATCTGCATGGTTTCATCTGTACCTAAGATTGGATATTCATTAGTATGGACTAGATCACTTACTTCCTCGAATGTATTTAACATTCCATGGTGAATCATCGTTCCATCCCCTGCTTTATTCCATGCCCAGACACTGAAATAGAAATGAGTTGCCTGGCAGTCAATACCAGCCGTGATAGCAATTGTGTCTACTGGAGCTGTTACAGGATCAAGATCAATAATATTATTCCTAAGCTCTTCTTCACTAGTAGCGACTACGTCATTGGTCCAACATTCACCCAACCATCCGGTGATGAAGTTCTCGAGCTTATGCCGATCCTGACGTGATTCTAGGAATTCAAAAACAATGTCACCCCACTTCAAGTCTTGAGAGTATAGAGAGGACAGCTGGAATCCAATAGACACAGCATCTTTAGGAATAGGATCACCATCTTCTGTAAGCCACTCTCCTGCTCGATTCATCTTTGGCTTCATGTAATCGGTTATTCTATGACTACACTCAGGGCATATATAGCAAGCGTGTTTCCTGGCAGCTGCCCAGTAATCACTGTTGTCTTTCTCTCTAGGAACATCAAATGGAAAGTACTCTTCACCAAAGTCAATGTTCTCAAATTTCAGCACATGTTGATACTGACACTTCGGACATCTTACATGGTATTGTACTTTGACTTCGCAAGCGTCATAGTATTTTTCAAGCATTGATTCTTCACCAGAAGGTGAGGATACCAATACGGCTTTTTTAGTGTAGGGGAAAGTCTTCTGTCTATCAAGTAGATACTTTACAGCATCTGATCCACCAGTATTAACAGAGGACTTCCAGTCTTTCAACTCATCAGCAAATACATACTCAACTGATGCTGAGGACATCTGAGCAGATGAATTTGAGGTAGCAAGGTAAAGCACGCCACCATTGAAGTGTTTCTGCTGTGTTCGCCACTTCTTCTGCTGTAACGGTTTCAACTTTGGACTTGCTTTGAACATCGGATCTATTCGGGCAGATGAGAATCTGTCCACTGATTCCTTTGTAGGTAATGCGAGCATGGTTGGACCAGGTTTTTCACTTGCAACCCATCCAAGCATGTTCATCATCATGTTCGTTTTTCCGATCTGAGTTCCAGCCTTGAACACTATCATTCTCACACTTTGCTGAGAGAATGAATCCATAATCCCTACTGTATAGGGAACTCTGTTGTTATCGAACAGTTGGCCAGCGGCGGGGCTATCATATTGGGTCATTACCCTGTACTTCGCTCCCCACTCAGATACTGTTAAATCTGAGGATGGTGCGAGGTTATGAATAGTATCTTTTAGTATTGGACTGTTAATCTCCATCACCATCCTCCTCTATATTAATATTCACCAGTTATCATCTTCTCAATATCGACTTCCGGATCAAATAACCGAATCTCGCCAGTATCCATATCATAATTCCAATGTCGCAAAAGATATGCCATGCGAGCCTGTTTAAGCATGTATTCTTCATCTAATCCTTTCGATGCAGCGAACTCAATAAGTTTAGGCCACATCTCACGTAATGTCCGGCATGAAGCCAGGAATTTATTAGCCCCAACTTTCCCTACTCTTGGGATTCCCTTATAACCATCAGCAGTATCACCAACGATACACTGATAGATAAAGAATTTAAAGCTGGTTGTCTTCTTTACCATCCTCCTCTTTTCTTGCTTCGGATGATACGTCTTACCTGGAAGACCAATTACGTCCTTATCAAATGACACGATAATCCTATTGTAAGTGGTCTGTTTCTCTGTAGCATAAATACCAATTAGATCATCCGCTTCCAGATGAGGTACACTCATGCATTCATAATTCTCTTCTACCCATTTCCTCAAAGGCTGTAGCGCTGCCGGGGACTTCTTATTATTCCGGTTTGCTTTGTAGCTTTCATCTACCATTAACCGACGATGTCCCTCTTCTCTCCTACAGGAAAGGAACATAATGTAGCTGTCGGCTCTTAGCCTGTCAAAAAGTTCATTGAACCGTTTCCGTAGAATAGCCTGCCCCATGTTTACATCTACTACGGGAGGTTCGTTAGGATCAAAAGGATTTGGTTTTTCACATACGCAAGCTGTGCTGAATATGTATCCATCTGCATCGATTAACAGCTGATTAAACCCACGTTTTTTAGTTGCCATAGTTACTCCTCTTCAAAGTAATATCCGTCACCAAAACATTCAACACAGTCACCATCAAGCAGGTGCTTGCAGTGGCTACAATATTCCTCAACAAAGTCCGAGGCAGCTTCCCGCCGGGCTTCTTCTGTATCTAAATAATCATCAGTAATCCATCTATACATAATTTTTCTCCTATCTCCTTAATTCACGATAAATATCTAATTCTTCGGAATGTAAAGCGATCGACATGTTGTCTAGCTTTTCGGTATAAGTACCAAGCTCATCAATGTGTAGAGATGATCGTAATTCTCTCACATAGTCGTATCCTTTACGGATCTCAGCAAGTCGTTCACACAGTTCTTCAGCGGTCTTCATGTACCTCCTTTATAATTATTTTAGGCTATCTCATCAGTGATGCTTGCCTAAGACATCAGACTCCCCGAAGGGAGTTTCGAAATTACAGCAGTCTCAGTTTCAGGTGAGTATTCATTAATGCGTTCAGAAATTCTCTCATCTTAATTCTCCTTCAATGTCTTTACGTACATAGTCAATATCTTCTTTTACTTCGACATAACTGTCACGAGCTTCGATATAAGCGTCCCGTGCTGCCTGATATGCTGGCTTGATAGCACTGAGTGATGCTGTGCATCCTGTGAGCATAATGCCTGCAAGTAAAGCTACAATAGCGTTTTTCATATTATCTCCTTAATGTGTATCTTCCCATGTTTTACCGATCTTAGCTTCGCCATCTAGAGGACACTTGAACTTCAAGATATCTCCAGCATTTCTAATAGCCTGTTCGGATATAGTCGCAAACTGTTTCGCATGTTCTTCTTTAACTTCTGCCTGCCACTCATCGTGGATATTTAAGACAAAATGGTAATCCAGTCCAGCCTCTCTAGCCATCCTATCACACTCAATGAGTGCTACCTTCATGATAACTGCACCAGAAGACTGGATAAGTAGATTAAGAGCGCTATGCTCAGAACGTGGCTTAAGAATTCTTCCATCGATTCCTTTCAAGACATGTTTCTTTTTGTCTGTATTATTCATTCTGGTTTTAATTGTCTCCGCAAGCTTCTTGTAAGCTGGGAGCATCGCCATAAACTTGGATCTGATCTTCTTACCTTCTTTGATACCTCCATCTACGATTGTACCTAGCTTCTGATCTCCGGCGCCATATAGTAGGCCGTATATCATCGTCTTCGCCATATCACGTGTAGGAAGGCCCGCAGCGTGCTGGTTGAATGAGTGAATATCTTCTTCAAGAACTTTCTTGGCATATGCCCCTCCATCCCAAGGAGACAGATAGTGAGCAAAACCACGTAACTCAAGGCCAGATGCATCGCAACCAACAATAACATATCCAGGAGGTGCAGTAAACATTCTACGGCACTCCCTACCGTATGCAGCCCGGACGGCAGGAACTTGAGCAAGGTTTGGACTTGAATGAGTACATCTTCCAGAAACTGCACCAAGTGTGTTAACTCTTCCATGTATCCTCCCGTTCTTAACAGCCTTTAGCCAACCCTGTCGACCATCACTGATCTGTCCAATACGTTTAGCCAGTGTCATGTATTCTGATATTAATTGTGCTTCGGGATACTTTAGAGATGCTAAGATAGTTTCATCTACTTTTGGTATTCCTGTTTCTGTGAAGACATCAGGTGACCAGTTATATTTATCGATAAGCCTCTGACCTATCTGTAATCTTGATCCTGGATTGAATGTCTCAAGTTTGATCTTACAGAACTGACATCCTTTTGTCTTTCCAAGTTTCTTATTGTTTACCTTACTGGTATTCACTTTACCTTGATCTGGTGAGACATAACGAGGAGGAAATGCTTCTTGAAGCTTCGCTCCTATCTCATCCATCTTTGATCTGATCTCAAGCATGGTCTGAATAGCTAAGTCTTCATCAAACTTAACACCATGTCTGATCTGTGCTTCAATGATGGTTGCAAACTTCATTTCGATATCGAGGGCTTGCTTGGAATATTTCTTTGATAGGATGTAGTTGTACAGCTTTGTTAAGACCTTCACATCCTGTACACAATATGTAATCATATCATCTGTTAGTACTTCCCAAGCATTCTCTTGCTTACCAAAATCACCCTTCAATTCACCAAGCCTATAACCATACGCCTCAAGTGAATGTGATCCAATAAGTCTTGCAGGATAGTTTCCTTTCTTATTCCTCTGAAAATCATGCCCTTTAATATCGGCCCATATTAAACGGGCTGCTATTAATGTATCGAATACGTACCCTTTTGGCTCGAATCCAACGAGTATATCAAGAGCTGGTACATCGTATCCAATACCGTTGTGAGCGATGATTAAGTCAGCATTTTCGAGCTTCCGGATAATCTTATCCATACCGGCTTTATCCCGGCTTGTGCCAATAAGCACTTCTCCGCTGTCTAAATCTTCAGCTACAACACAATGTAATTCAGATACATCATCTAATAATCCGTTAGTTTCAATGTCAAAAGTGTACCTTGTCATTATTCCTCCTTCTTATAACGATCATCATAATCAGGACTTGCCATCATCATGGCTATATTAGTCATGGCATGAGCAAGATGGCTGATACCAGACTCTTCATCGAGAGTATCTCCATTCCAATACTTCCACAAATGACGCTGAGCAGCAGCAAAAAGCCTACTATGGTCGATCCCTTTTCTCCAGTTGTGTTCATCATATTTTTTAGCTCCAAATCCAAGTACCTCACCCATCCCGACCAAGGATTCAGCCGGGATGAGATCCATACGGGGTTTCTGAGCGTCATGTTTAGTTCCGCCCATTATTTTCTCCTATTGGTTATCTTCGAGTTTTTCTTTTGAATAGCATTTCTTGAATGAGAAACTACCACCTGCTCTCACAGCCCAGTAGATTGCCTTGGCTCTGAAATATCCAACACCACAGGATCTCATAGTTTCATAGAATATTTTATCAGCCTCTTTACGTGAGATATTGCTCTTACCTGAATCTAGACTGTAAAACCAATCGTGAAGTACTGCAGCTGCAGCTCCTGCAAATCCCATAGGTGGAGCTATGCTGGCAGCAACGTTAGGAGCACTAGCCCCATCAGTAACGAATCCTTCTGGAATGGTAATTCCATCGAATTTAAGTGGTTTAGTAAGCACCCACAGCTTTGGTCCAATCTTTTCAGTGAATAGGTTATTAAGTTTCTTCATAGTTTCTCCAGCAATTGTTTAACGAATACTTCAGACTCGTCAATTGTAACTCTATCAGAATCCATAAGTACTACACTCTTGTCGACATTATCCTTATTAATGACTACTAACACACCATCTTTTACATGATCGATTAGCTTTATTTCCATTGATTTTGATCTACCCACAAGTATCTTAAGGGCATTCATTTTTATAAAGCGTTCGCCTAACTTATGACTTTTACTCATATTATATCTCCTTAGAACGCATCAAAGTCATCATCACTGATTTCTTCCCAGGTATCTGGAGTACCAGCTGACTTTGGTTCTTCATCAAATTTTAGTTCTGTTAGTTTCGCGGTTCTCTCATTAAACTTAAGAGGTATTTTCCTCCCAACAACTGAACCTCTGGGTCTATGCTTAAGCACTTTAACGATGCTTGTATGCCGCCTAGACTCGTCTTCATCCTGCTGATTACGCTCAATAGCAAGGATTGTGTTCGGCCATTGTCCAAGAGCTCTTGATCCACGGAACTGTCTGATTGATACGTTCGCTCCTTCTTCATGGGCTCCTTTCTCTGGTGTTGTCAGATGAGATATCATCATAATTGTTATGTTAAGTTCGGTTGTTAAGTCCCGAAGTTTTGTCATTATATTATCTAATGCAATTCGTTCATTATCAAAGTCACCACCAGATACCATTGCTGTTACATGGTCAACAAAGAAGTACTGTACTCCCTTACTGAGATGCAAATAACGAATCCGGCTGACAATCCCATCGAAACCAACGGTGAGAAAGTTCTTGATCATATGTACTTTGCTTCCGAATTTCTCGAATGCCTCTCTTTTCTTTTCCATATCAGCATCTTCTCTTGACAGTGGTACTTCAAGCTCAAGAGCTACTAGCTCTCTTGCTGTCTCTTCAACTGTCTCTTCAGAGAAAACGATTCCTACGTCTAACTTATGTTCCATTACAAAATGGTGAATGATCTGCCTGAAGAATGTTGTCTTACCGAGTCCTGTACCAGCTCCTAATAGAATCATCTCATGAAGCCGTACACCATCAGTTATCTCAGTCAGCGTAGGCCAAGGATATGATAATCCTCTTTCAACTTTCTGATTGATACCTTCCCACAGATCTTCCATATTCACAATAGCATCTGGAGCATAGTCGGAAGCATTCCAGATACATGATCTGATCGCATCTTCTTTTCCTGCAAGTAACATCTCATTAGGGTCTTTAAGAGGAAGTGAAGCTATCTTTGCTTTACCTGGACTTAATAACTGTGCGCACTCTTTAGCAGCCTTCTGTCCTGGTTCATCCTGATCGAACATCAGAACAACACTTTCAAAACCTTCTAGATACTCGATATTATCTGAGATTGCTCGTTTGGCGCCCTGGGCACCCTGTGGTATTGATACTACAGGCCAGCGATTGTCCTGGACCTGTGATACTGTCAGGCAATCTATTTCACCTTCAGTTACCACAATCATCTTACCACCGGACTTCCAGAGATGCATCCCAAACAGCGGACGCTCTTTAATTCCATTCCAGCGGAACTCTTTATTTGCAAGTCTTATTTTCTGACCAACCAAATTACCATCTTTGTGGTAGTTAGCAATGTGAGCAGGCTCTCCATTGTATTTTCCGATCTTATATCCGAACTTTTGGCAGGTCTCTTTTGTAATCCCACGTACTTTAAGTGGTTTTACAGTTCCCTCAACAGGGGTAAAATCTACTGGCATACGTTTAGTTCCTCCTGTATAAGGTTTACCTTCAGGGTGGTAGTAATGTCCACATGAATAGCAGTAACCGTGCCCGTCCGAGTAATTCGAACGAGCATCGGAGCTACCACATTTATCACATGAGACATGCGCTTCAATCACTTCACTTTCTATATTATCTTCGTACATCTCATGCTCCTTAGTTTATATTTTTTTAAGATCATCTAACAGTTTATCTAATTCCTTAACAGCAACAGAAGGATCTACAGATAAGCTGTCTAGAGCCTTAATAATATCACGATATGTTGATAATCTTGCTATCGCAATCTCACATTCCAGACTTCTTTCATTATCTTCCATATGTGTCCTTTATACCAGTGGAATAAAATGTCCTTCACGTCCTTCGATAACAACACCACAACCGAGAGTAGTCTTCCCGATGTAGTTCTCAGCATAGTTTGAATTGTATTGATCATCAGATGCCAGACATCCAACATTCAGACCAAACATGGATGATCCATCATCTCTGTAATGATAGAAAGATCCACCAAACCTGTGAGTATGTCCCTGTACGAAAGATTTACCATACTGTAGGGATGTGTTCTTGGCACCATACATTCCGCCAGAACCAACACCATGTTCATAGATCACATCATCAATAACGTGTCTCATGCTTGCTTCCCAAGTATCAGGAAGATTATACAGTTCATTAAATGATTTCAAGAAGTGCGGAGAAATTCCAAGAGCCTTTGCCTGGCGCACTGGAATACGATCGTGGTTACCTAAACAGATTTTCACATTCGGAAAAGCCTTAACCCACCGCTGTACTTCTTTCTGTGTCACTTCAAGTTCATCAACTACATTCATTGCTGTCAGTTCATTATCAAATCTAGATGCCGCATGATTATCAACGAGGTCACCGATATGAACAACAGTATCACATTTAAACCGTTCCTGCGTCCTTAAGCAATGCTCAATGGCTTTTGGATGTTCAAATGGTACATGAGTATCACTAATAACCAAAACGTTTGATTTCGGCTTAGGAATGCTCTGTAATGACAGTCTTGCCTTTTCAATTTTGTTCTCGGCTTCCCTGATAGCTGCATAAGCAGTAGCAACTGATACACGAGCTTGTTTCATTACTTTTTTAGGATCTGTAGTCCCGGCCAGAACAACTTCTACTGCTTTATCTAATTTTTTACCCATTATGTTCCCTTTCGGCGTATGTACACAAGGCGAACTCTTTATTCATTCGCTTGAGCGTTTGTTTGATTGATAGAAGCTCTTTCTTCGTCTTCTTCTCTTTCAGCCAGCTCTCTGGAATCATCTTATCTGCGTATGGTATTCCTATTTTGTCGCACCATTCGCCATAAGAGGTCCGGCTACGTTTCGATAGTTTGTTCTTACTATTCATAAAAAGAATACGTACGTCTAATTCAGGGTATTGCTCATGTATAAGCACATGCTTCTTTCGATCTTGTGCATCGAAAAAACCTTTACATTCTACTATTATCCCGTTCTCCAGTAAGAAGTCTGAAACATACCTTTTAACTTCTACCGGCTTTACATAATAGATCGTGTTGTTTGCCCCTTCATAGTCGAACTTTAATCCTGCTTCAATAAGTTGTTTGTTTATAATATATTCAAATTTTGATCTAAATCCGAGTTCTTTAACATCCTTCGCTACGTTTACTCGTTTCCCCATCCTGATCCCCCAGTACTGCTATGTACAGTTCCCAGATGGATACCCAATTTGTTACTAGCCATCTTGGCAATCTAAGGGCACCTGATATCTCGAAGGCATCGTACCCATTATTCCAAAGTTGATAAGCATCGCATCTGATCTGTGTGTAGTCGGCAATATCACCATGAATCCACTTCCAAGCGATAAATTGTAATATAGTACGCTCCATCCACATTATTATACGGGTGAAGCGTACCTTTAATAGTAGAGGTAACCACCACGAATTTAAGTTAAACATGCTAATTACCTCCTTTCTATTTAGAATCCAATATCATCATCGTCGTCATCATCGACATCTACAGCTGTGATTTCAGCATCAAGATCGTCGTCATCATCGTCACCAAATACATCATCATTACCTGGTTTAAAGGAACCATCTACAGCTTCAAACGGATTAGACTTTCCACCGCCTTCAAACTTAACCAGTTCAATAATCTGAACTGCACTAGGCTGCAGTGTGATACCACATTTACTACCAGTTTCCCAGAAGTACGGAGATATCTGAATCCGGCATACAGTGCCTTCACCTATATTAAGGTTCTTTTCTACCTTTTTAGCGGCAGCATCAAATATGGCGATCTTCTTTTCGATTACATCACCCTTACGAGTCTTAATCGTTGCTTTCAGTTTTGTCTTTACTTTCAGTACATCATCGTCAACTTCCCAAGGAGTGTGACAGTCTGATTTTGAATCATACTCGAACTTCTTAAGTGCATAAGCCTGTAGCTTTTTCAAATAGCCGTGCAGTTTCTTACCTGCATCATCCATATCAATGTGGATCGTAGCGTTGTATGCATCATATTTTGCACTTGGTACCTGAAGGGCTACATAACCACTCAGAGTTCCAGCAGGTGTCAAAAACAGATCGGTTGCTGATTTTTTTGCCATGTTATTTCTCTCCTTTTGCCATTTCGATAGCGGCCAGTTCAGCTGCTCTTTCTTTCGTTTTGGTCAAAATTACTACCCTATCTACTACTACTCTATACCGAAGTACGTTACTTCTTGTACGTTCAATTTTCATTTAACTAATCTCCTATAGTCCTCCACGTAACGTTTAACTGTTCCTTTCCCCTTATAGGAGTTCCAGTATGTTTTCCAATACACAGCTTGTCCCCATAGAGACACAGGTACTGAGGAAGACACTCTTAAATAATGTAATCTTGCATAAACAATTTGATGATCAATATTCGAAATGAAATCTGAAGTATCTAAGATATTGGAGACATCTAATAATTGCCTTCTTAATTGAGGCCTATACTTTAAGTAATTCTCTTGTATATCTTTGATTGTATTCGGTTCCATTTGAAATAGACCAAGAGCTGGTCCATTGATCTGTTTCATCCATTTACCCAAATGACTTTCATGTGCTGCTGTTCCAAGTAGCAGTTGAATCACATTAGAATCATAAGGTAGACCATATTTGGTTAATACTGATTTGATTCTATTCTGCAGGATCAAATGGTAAAATACGGTATCCGTCTTTTTCGATCTCTTCTCTGATCTGGTCTGAAAAGATAAAATCTCTGTGGTGTACGTCGTAATCGATGTCATCTGCATGGACATAATTACCACCATTAAACATATCAACCAAAATTTGAGCTTCTTCATGTGTCATAATTATACTCCTTAAGGTTAAGTTAAATACAAGGGGTCTCCCGCTGCCCCTGTTATCCCCAAATAAAACTACTAAATCACCTACCCCATGTCAGTGATTGTTTATTCTATTCAAACGTGCGCACAGCCGAAACCAGCGTCAATAGGGCGTCTTCAGAGCTCAATTTTCAAATCTTGGTCGGAATGGAATTTTTTTTGGCAAAAATCGGCCTTAACTATCTGTAATTAAAGCCGATATCGCCAGGGAACTTTTTT